AACGTACTGATCCAAGACTTAGAAAATCTCCCACCCCAACACGGAGACAGGAAGATGGAGAATGAAATAGATGATGAGTCACTAATATTAATTAAAGGTTTTTATTATGTTAATCACACTTAGGATATGGTGGTGGAATGTTATTGAAAACTCTGTCTGGTACACAGGCGGAACTAGAGTGTGCTTATTAAGGCAGCAAAGATGGGCTATTAAACTAGCTAAAATAAGAGAAAAAGAATCCTTAGTTGAACAAAGAAAAAGCTTGACAACTTGGAAAGATTTTCTTATATTATATAGAGTGATTACAAAAAGACTCTTAACCAATATGGTGGTATGGTAAAAATATGAAAAAGGTTTTATTGATTGATTTGATGAATATGTTTGTTAGGAATTTTTCAGCAGTAAGGTTGACAAATGATGATGGTGAACACGTAGGTGGCGTTTATGGCACATTAAACAGCCTACAATCGCAAATAAAAAAGCATGGACCCGACATTGTTTCTGTAGTTTGGGAAGGTAAAGGTTCTTCAGAGCGCCGTAGAAAGACGCTCAAAGAATATAAAGAAGGCAGAAAATTTAGAGGATTAAATAGGCATTTTGAATATTCGCAAGAAGATGAGAAAGAATCTTTTGCGAGACAACTGCACTTACTCAAAGAGTGTTTAGATGAGTTACCTGTCTATCAACCAGCGGTGCAATATTTGGAAGCAGACGATCAAATTGCTTATTCTTGTAGAAACTTTTTTAAAAACGATGCAAAGATTATAGTGTCAACCGATAGAGATTTTTTTCAATTGGTTGATGAGAGGACGGCTATCTTTCGCCCTGTGAAAACAAAAGAGCATCCAAAAGGTGAACTGATAGACATTGATTGGATGATGGAAAAAGAGGGTGTTTTTCCACCTAATTATGCCCTTCTAAAGGCAGTTGTCGGCGATAAGAGTGATAACATCGGTGGCATCAATGGTGTGGGAGAGAAGAGTTTAAAGCGTGATTTTCCATTGTTTTATGAGAAGGAAAATGCTGATGTGAGTAACCTTTTAGAATACGCAGGTCAACAAAAAAATAGTAAGTATGAGAAGTATGTTGATAGTGCTGAGCTATTGAAAAGAAATTATGAGATAGTTCAGTTATTAGATATAGATGTTAACATACAATCTATTCAGGCGTTGGAAAAAAGTTATGAAAATAAAGAGTTGAAGTTTAATTCTTACCAACTTCGTCTTAAGTTGATGGACGAAAATATGGCACCATCCAATATTGATAATTGGATTTCATCGTTCATGTCGGTTTCTCGCGAACCGATAACCCTGTAGGAGAAAGATAAAATGGCGTATACCGATGTTGATTCTTTTAAGTCTTTTGGAACTAACTTTCAGAACTGCGTATTACAAGCGGCACTGATAGATAGGGAGTTTTTTGAAAAGAGTTTTGAAGTATTAAAAGAAGAGTATTTTACATCCGAAGCCCATAAAGCATTGTGGTTAGAGATAAGAAAGCTGTTTAACAAGTATAATGGCCCACCTTCGTATGATATATTGAAAACAGAAATTTCGCAGTATCCCGAAGGCGAGTTAAAAGAATCTACTATTAACGTATTGTTAGATATTGAGACAAAAGTTAATCGTCAAGAGATTGAGTATGCAAAGGATAAGTCTTTAGAGTTTTGTAAAAATCAATCCATGAAGGGTGCAATTCTGCAATCAGTAGAATTGTTGAAGGAAGGTAAGTTTGAAGAGATACAAAAAACTATTGAAGATAGTTTGAAAATTAGTACGGAACAAGATATGGGGCATGATTATTTTGATTCGTTTAAGTCTCGCCAGCAAGTTCATGCACGGTCTTGTATTCCAACAGGGTTTCCGTTGTTGGATGCTAATGAAGTTTTAGATGGTGGTTTAGCAAATGGTGAGTTGGGTGTGGTGATGGCACCTACTGGCGGCGGTAAATCATTTTTCTTGGTGAATCTTGGATACGGTGCATTAGCCGCTGGCAAAAATGTTATTCATTATACATTTGAGTTGAGTGAAACCCATGTCGGTAATCGCTATGATAGCCGCATTACCGGCATTCCCACAAAAGAAATACGTAGTCGTATGGTAGAAGGTGAGGCTCAATTAGCTCGTTTTGATGGTGGCCAATTGTTTATTAAAGAGTATCCGCCGAAGGTTGCAACAATTAATACTATCAAGTTTCATATGGGAAGGCTCCTATCAAATGGATTTGAGCCTGATCTTATTATTATTGATTATGGTGATTTGATGAAGAGCCGCCGAGGATATGATCAGAAACGATTTGAGTTGGAAAGTATTTTTGAAGATCTTCGTGCCTTGTCTATGGAGATGAAGCTACCGATTTGGACAGCAACTCAAAGTAATAGAGAAGGTTTCAATGACGATATTATCACGATTGATAAGGTTGGCGAAGCTATTAATAAGGCGATGGTCGTAGATTTCTTTGGCACATTTTCTCAAAGAAAGTTTCACATTGGTAAAAACCGTATGGGTCAAGCTAATGTTAATTACAATATTGATATGGACCCCGCTCGTGCTTTTATTGATTTGAATGACGATCAAACGGCTGGTTTTTCGGTAGGCGATAAAGTAAATAATATGTTGAACGGTGGCGATAAGATGAGATCTTTGTATCGCTCCTTTAAAGAGGAAGTATAGGTAAAGTATGGAAAGGTTTACTATAACTAAAACACGGCGATGGGGGCATCAAGATACTCAAATAACCCATGTCTATTCTGCTACTAGAGAAAAAACAAAGAGAGATGATGTAATTAGAATAGCTAATGAAATGCTTTCTTCAGAATCAGTAATGACTAATGAGGAAATTGAATATGAAGTACTGTTGGCTTATGATAATGGTGAAACAGAATTTATACATCGTGTAGAGAAAAGTGGTAAAAGGAGTGTTTGATGATCTATGAGTTTAAATGTGGAAAATGTGATCACGATTTTGAAATCAAATGTATGGTATCGGAGTATGATAAATATAAAAAACAATCATGCCCTAAGTGTAAAAGTAAAAAAGTAAATAGAGTTATTTCGCCAGTAGGAATTAGTTTTGGAAAAGGATTTTTTAAGGACGGATATGAAAGCGCAAAGAATGTAAAAACATCAACAGACGGAGAGTGACATTGGATATAAGCCAACAAATTTTATCAGAAATTACTGTGCATATGAAATATGCAAGATACCTACCTACTGAACAACGGCGTGAAACATGGAAGGAGTTAATAACACGTAATCGTGATATGCACATCGCCAACTTTCCTACTCTTAAGTCAACTATAGAAAAGGCTTATGAGTTAGTGTATGATAAGAAAGTTTTACCATCTATGCGTTCTTTACAATTTGCAGGTGGGGCAATAAAACAAACACCTTCTCGCATATATAATTGTGCGTATTTGCCTATAGATGACTATAGAGCGTTTAGTGAAGTAATGTTTTTGTTGTTAGGTGGAACTGGCGTAGGTTATTCGGTACAGAGACATCATGTAGAAAAGCTTCCTCCAGTTACTAAACCTACCAAGAGAAGGCGTTATTTGGTTGGCGATAGTATTGAGGGATGGGCCGATTGCATTAAGATGTTAATGAAGGGTTATTTTCTTGGAAGACCTGAACCCGAATTTGATTTTAGTAGCATTCGTCCAAAAGGTGCGTTGTTAGTAACTAGTGGTGGCAAAGCGCCTGGTCCCGAACCCTTGAAAGATTGTGTTCATAACATTAAAAGAATATTTGATAGGAAAGAACATGGTGAGCAACTCTCTACTTTGGAAGTGCATGATATCGTATGTTGGATTGCAGACGCAGTTTTATCTGGAGGCATCCGTAGGTCTGCTACTATTAGTTTGTTTTCCCTTGATGATCAAGAAATGCTCCAATCCAAGTTTGGAGACTGGTGGGAAAGCGAACCGCAAAGAGCAAGAGCAAACAACTCCGCAGTTGTAGTTCGCCATAGAGTTAAGAAGAAAGATTTTTTTAACATTTGGGAAAAAGTAAAAGAAAGTGGTGCTGGTGAGCCTGGCGTTTACTTTACAAACGATTCTGAGTGGGGAACTAATCCTTGTGCAGAAATCGCGTTAAGACCTTTTCAATTTTGTAATCTTTGTGAGGTTAACGTAAGTGATGTAGAGACACAGCAAGAGCTTAATGATAGAGTTTCTGCTGCATCTCTTATTGGGACTCTTCAAGCTACGTATACTAACTTTCATTATCTACGTGATGTATGGCGAAGAACCACTGAGAAAGATGCGCTGCTTGGTATTGGTATGACAGGTATTGGAAGTGGTCGTGTGCAAAAGTTTGATTTGGAAGAAGCTGCAAAATTGGCTGTATCTACCAACGAATATTATGCTGCTGAGTTTGGTATTAATAAGGCGGCAAGAATTACTACAGTGAAGCCTAGCGGCACTACGTCTTGTGTATTGGGAACGTCCAGTGGTATTCACGCATGGCATAATAATTATTACATTCGCCGTATTAGAGTTGGTAAGAACGAAGCTATTTATACTTATTTAAAAATCAATCATCCAGAATTAATAGAGGATGATTTTTTTAAGCCCGACCAACAAGCAGTGATAGCTATTCCACAGCAATCACCAACTGAAGGTATATTGAGACATGAAACTTCGTTGGAGTTATTAGAAAGAGTAAAGGACATTTATAATCGTTGGATTGTGCCGGCTCATAATGGCGGTAATAATACCCACAATGTTTCTTGCACTGTATCTGTTAAAGAGGATGAGTGGGATAAAGTAGGTAAGTGGATGTGGGAAAATCGTGACTATTATAATGGCCTTTCGGTGTTGCCTTATTTTGGTGGCTCTTATAAGCAAGCTCCTTTTGAAGATATAGATGAAACAACTTTTAAAGGCTTGTTTGATAATCTAAAAGAAATAGATTTAAGTGGAGTGATAGAGCTAATAGATAATACTAATCTTACAGGTGAACTAGCTTGTGCTGGTGGCGCTTGTGAAATAACTTAAGGAGTATTTTATGGGTAGCACTAAATCTATCTTAAGAAGAATAGGTACAGAAGGTCATCAGCAAGAATTGGAAAGTGAACGGTTAAAACAAAACTACGAACAAATAAGAATAAATGATGATAAACTAGAAGAAGAAAGAAATAAAGATGAGAGTACAAAAGCACATGAGAGGTATCGCCGTAAGCAGAAAAACTCCGAATCTGCTATGTCGCTAGAGGGTCTTATAAAGCCAGCAAAGAAGCTTGTAGAAAAGCCTGGCACTTATTTTCATGGACCGTTAAAGAAGCTAGCTGAAGAGTTTGGTGATATTAAAACAATGACAAGCTATATGACAATAGGACAAATCACAAAGTATACTGAAAAAGATGGATGTCTTTATAATAGAAAAGGTGAAGTAGTTTATAGAGAAGAAACGCAGGAGTGCTTTGAGTAGAATAACTTTTAATGAATTATTTGTAGAGACAACAAAATTAGTAGCTAAAAGATCATCATGTGTAAAAGCTCAGCAAGCGGCCCTTTTAATTAAAGATAATAGAATTATTTCTTTTGGATATAATGGGCCACCTGCTGGCACTCTCAATTGTTTAGAAGATGGGGGTGAAAAAGTTTGTGGTAAAGATAATAATGGTTCTTGTTTTTTAGGTGTTCATGCAGAGCAAAACGCAATTGGTTATGCTGCCCGAAATGGTATTGATACTGAAGGGTGCATAATATATTGTACTCAAACGCCATGTATAAGTTGTGCTAAACTTGTGGTGGCGGCTGGCATTAAAGAGTTTTACTATATAGATGAATACCGATTAGATGATGGTAAAAGGTTTTTAGAGTATTGCGAGGTACCGGTTTGGAAGATAAAGATTTAATAATTAGCCTTGACAAATGATTAAAAAATGGTTATATTATATAGACATTTTTAAAGGGAGAAATTGTTATTAATATTTTTTATCTTGACCACGACCCTCGTACTGCCGCCACTTATCATTGTGATAAGCACGTAGTAAAGATGATATTGGAAAGTGGGCAAATGCTTTCTACGGCTCATCGTGTTGTTGATAAAAGTGATGACGATATTTTGTATCGTGAATCATACAAAAATCATCCGTCTACTAAATGGGTTCGCACCAATCTTTATCATTATACTTGGTTATGGTCTTTGTTTAATAGTTTAGGTAAAGAGTTTGAAAGTCGTTACAATAAACCTCACACAACTATTACTAAGTTACGTGATAGGTTACGTACCCCACCCCGATTAATTAAACAAGCAGAATTTGCGCAGCCCCCTCAATGTATGCCCGATATTTATAAGCAAGATTCTTCTGTTGATGCGTATCGTGCATATTACATGGGTGAAAAAGCAAATTTTGCTACTTGGAAATCGCCATCCGTTATACCTAGTTGGTGGAATAAAAGCCTTGACAAATGATTAAAAAATGGTTATATTATAGTATTACATTTAAGGAGATTTTATGCGGAAGATAGATACATACACACATACACATTTACATACATCTTTTGGCTCACTTCTTGATGGCGTAGGAAAGCCCATTGAGTATATGAAGAGAGCAGCGGAGTTGGGGCAACAAGCAGTATGCGTCACTGAGCATGGAAGTATGGCTTCGGCGTATGAGTTTCAGCGTGCCGGTGATGAAATTGGTATTAAGACAATCATTGGTAATGAAATGTATTGTGTGGAAGATAGGTTTCGCCAAGGATTAACAGAAGAGGAGCGAGAAGGCTTAACACCTACAGAAGCAAGAGAGGCAAATAAACAGCGACTAAGATCGCCCCACTTATTGTTATTAGCAGAAACAGATGAAGGGCTGCAGAACCTTTATCGGTTAAATTATTATGCAGCAACAGAAGGTTTTTATGGTAAGCCTCGTATTGACTTGAGGTTGCTGGCGAAGTATTCTAAGGGTTTGATAGCAACAACTACTTGTGTTATTTCTAACATGGCTCGTTATTTTCAAAATAAAGAAGTAGATAAGATGACAGGCTTCTTTAGTGATTTAGCTGGTATTTTTGGGCCAGATAATTTGTTTATAGAAATGCACCCCCATGATTTGGATATGCAGTTAGAGTATAACCAAGTTTTGATTGAGATGTTTCGTAAAGAGTATGAAGGGTTTAAATGTGTTTTAGCGAATGATGTGCATTATGTGCGAAAGGAACATAATGATACTCATAACTTTTTGTGGCGATTAAATACAAACGGTAGGTTTGATGAGGCCGGTGTCCAAACTCTCTACATGGCAAGCGAAGATGAGATGAGAGAGTTGTGGCATAACAATGGTCATGCAGATATTATTGGTGATGAATATTTGGAAGAGGCTATAGAATCCACAAAGGTTATAGCGAATAGATGTAATGCAAGACTTGATGTGGAAACATTAAAAGAGCCTAAGTTTATTGTGCCTAATGGCTATAAAAATAGTAAGGCATATATGTTGGAGCTTCTTCAACAGGGAATGACCAATAAAGTAAAGAGCAAGCTTATTCCCGAAGACCAAATACCTGTCTATGTAGAAAGACTTAAAACAGAATTAGAATTGATTGCTGATAAAGGTTATTTAGATTATTTCCTCATAACAAATGATTTTACACAATGGGCATATGAGAATGATATACTAATGTCGCCTGGGCGTGGTAGTGCAAGTGGGTCATTGATTTGTTGGCTGTTGGGTATTACGCATCTAAATCCAATTAAGTATGATTTATTCTTTGAGCGGTTTATGAACCCCGAAAGAATTAAGGAGCCTGACATTGACAACGACTTTCAAGACAGCCGTAGATCGGATGTTA